ATCCTCTACTGTCTCAACATTAGGAGGAGAGCTGTTTGCAAACTCTGCAGAAAGTTTTTCTTGAGAGACCATAAGAGCAGTAAATTCAGGGTTATCTCTGTGAGCTGGATCTCTCATCTTTCGTCTGATCTCTGCAATTGTTAACTCTCTGTTAGTTACTCCAGCCGTCTTTTTAGATAAGTCAATATTGTTCTTTTGTATATCATTTGGATCTACTTTAACAATTTTAACTCCCTTAGCACTCTTTGTTATATAATCAGTTAAAAGAGTAGCTGTAGGTAGAGCTGTCGCTGTATCATCTATTTCTGTATCATCCACAGGATATTCTGGATCATTACCAACACTTGGTGTATATGTAGATGGAGCAGCACTTCCATCAGGATAAGATTGATGCAGTGATGTGCCAGCTGTGGTTGCTGTAAGAGCATTACCATCTAGGTCACCTTCAAATACAGGCGCTTTAAATCTAGCACTAAAGTCTCCAGATACACCATAGATATTTTTTACATACGCGATAATATTCTCACCACCAATTGTACCTGTATCACCAAACACAGATAAGTTGCTAGCAGCTATGTTGGCTTCTGGTGAAGTGAGTACAACTTCTAATTCTGAAGTCATAGTTAGTACTTTAGATACCGCTTCTGTATGATGACCTTCTACAATATATCTACTGTCTCCTTTAACAATAGTTGATAATCCTTCTAGATATTGATGAGCGCCACCTTTAGTAACCAAGTTAGTTTGATTACCATCTACTGTTTTAATATCATCACCAGCTATTGTTCTTGTATATGGACCTTTTTTAACTACTTCTGTTTTCTTAGCAGAGTTAACATTATACTCACCACCTACATTAACATTAAAGTCACCTGTGACGTCTAAAGTAAGGTTACCCTCAAACTTCATTGTACCATTTTTTACTTCAAGAAAGTAATCTTCTTGAGCTTTATCAATACGTCTTTTACCAGATATAATAATAGAGCCGTCTGGGCCTATATTTACACCGTCACCATTCATATGACGAATCATAATTCTTTCTGATCCAGGAGTATCATTATACTCTATAGTATGTCCTGCAGGAGTAGTATGAGTGTAGCATGTTGCTGTACCAGAACTATTACCTTGAATAGTATCATCTGGCACATCTGCACCATAGGTATTAATTAGCTGACCACCCTTTGTTGTTACTGGTTTACCTTCTTCGTTAGCAAACGGATATGCTCCAGCAGCATCTGAAAAGGGGTGAGAAACAAATCCTTGAGATTGAGCAGCACCTGATCCTTGAACTGTAGTTCTATTAACTAATGACTCTACATTGTTTGTCTTACCCATTATATACCTCCCTGAGATGCATTAATTAATTGAGCAGTAGAGAATGACCTACCTGTACCGCCGTGATTTACTTTTTTAAAAGATTCAGTATATTTAGATACTGAGACTCCTACAGGTATATTAGACTCTACAAGATCTTCATTTGCATCAAATACTTGGCCTCCTGGCCATACATGGTAAAATGCTTCTATAATCTGACGTACAGTAGCACCTTGTTGTACTTTAGCTTCTGCGTTTACATAGTGTGGTACTACTACTCCTATTGAAAATTTATTATGTGTAGTTGAGTATGTGCCTTCTTTAGCTATAGATCTGCCTCGCTGTAGGTTACCTCCTGGTTGTACTACATAATGAAAAGGTATACCATCATTACCATCTGCATTATATGATTCATGAATATCCTTTGCAGTAAGTATTTGATCAGCAGTCATTTCATGTCCGTAAAATACTATCTCTGTTATCTCTCTAGGACATTTAATAAATTCAATTAATAGCTGCTCTTGAGTTGCAATAATATCAAAGTATTCATTAGTTGTAGCAGCTCCACGCCATGTGTTATTCTTACTTGCTACATCATACACACCTGTAGATGATGTTTTATTATTATCTTTTAGCTGAGCATCTAAAGATGTAGGTACAGTAGGTATAAATGCCTCAATAGTTTCAATGTCTTTACCTGTCAAAGCCTCTATTTTAGTTATAGCTTCTGTAGTTTTTTTCTCTTGCAGCAATACAAGAACAGCTGGCGCTTCAGATCTAGGTACCCCAAAGTTCTCTAGTATACTAATAGGAGCATCATCAGTTTGTAATAATATATCCTGAAGCACATTACCTGTTTGAGTTTTAGTTAGATTACTAAAAGCGCTTGCAAAGGAGGATAAAGCAGTAGAAAATTCTGTAGATAATTTACTAAAATCTTTTTTTGTGATATCTGCAATCTGAGATTGATATTTCTTTGGAGTTGTATTAGCGAGGATAGCTTGAGTTTGTTGATCAGTAGGATTAGCTATAGCTCCTAGAGATACTTTTATTCCCTCTGGTGTAGGGCACGTAATCACTACATCTAGAAATCCATTATCAGCAGTAGCACCTATTATAGCTTCTAGAGCGTCTTTACTAGCGCTAACATCTTTAACTATTTGATCTGTAATACCAGGAATATTTTCTGTAAGAATAGCAATGCAAGAGGACGCCTTTGCAGAAGTGTTTAAAACTTGAACTCCGCTTAAAGACTCATTTAACTCTGTACCAAGACTTGTTGAGTTTAATGCTTGTACAGCAGAAGCTATACTTGATGTTTCTTTGCTAAGGACATCAAACCCAGATGTAGAGACTAAACTTTTTAATTTAGAATTTAACGCTGTAAAGGATGCCATTAACCTTCTCCATATGTAGTGTTAATAAACTTAGCTGACTTAAGCCGTTTTTCAAATTCAGCTTTATAAGCTTGTAGAGCAAGACTCTGTCTAGAACTACGACCAGCTACATTTCGTATACCGCCAGCTCTTGCATACTTTAAATAATATTTTAAGAAATCTGATTCAGAATGATAATCTAAAACTGTCTGAGGAGTTTCATATAAAGCAAGCACAGTCTCTGTATAATTTAAAATAGTACTATCATGTACTAGTCTATCATACGTTCTACCACGCTGCGCTTTTGGATCTTCTAATTCATCTACAACAAAGGATAGCTGCACTTCGAAATTTTTATAGCTAGCTCCTGGAATATTATTAGCATAGTTTATAAGGTTAGTTCTTCTAGGACCTGTCCACTGAGCTATACCATATCCACCTACACTACCAGACACTAAGGGATCTACCTCATAAGTATCAGGGTCTAGATCTGCACCTGCTTCATGCATAAAATTACCAACAAAGGCTGCTGCACAGTTTCCAGGATTACTAATATTACCTTTTGATTGAAAATATTGTTTAAAAAAGTTAAATGCTTGTTCTTGCCTTGAAGCGCCTACAAGAGAGACTTTTAATTCACCAGCACCAGTGGTTTGAACGCCTTGTTCATCTGTACTACTTGAAGTTTTAGATGCCTTAGGTTGAACATAAGGGTCTGGTTGCTCATCAACAATAACTCTTAACCCTGAATCGTGAGGTATAGATCCTAAGATAAGAGGGCTCTGAGAGTGTTTACCGTCTAAGAATATACCATAGACTTGAGCTCCCACTTGTATACCATCAGGCATAGTAGATCCTGATACACCACCTTGAGTAACAGGTACAACAACGGATGCCCAAGGTAGATCACTTATCTTAACTTTAGCTGTATCCTCGTTATGAATACCAAATATACGTACTCTAACTCTACCTAGGTTTCTTATATCACCTATCTGTGAAACTACTCCAATAAACCATCTGGAGTCATCACCATAAAACTCTGTGTTTATTGTTCTCATGATTCACCTGTCTTATTAGTAAGTTTAACAATATTTATTTTTAAATTATACTGACCTTCTGAGAATTGGTGTCTTGTTCTATAAACTAAAAACTTACCCGATTTATTTGTATCTACATCTCCTGATCTAACAGAACCGTCTGCTTGAGAAGCTGCTGCATAGTTTAAAGATATATTTGAACCCACTCCGATATTTAAGTTGGGTACAATATACGGCTGCCCAGGTACAGTTATTTCAAATACATTATTTAAGAGAATAGCTCTAAGTGCAGCTGATTTTATTTTTAGCTTATATAACGCTTCTTGTTTATACTCTTCAGCATATCCGGCAATAGGAGTTACTCCATCAGTCTCATAAAATTTTCTAGATGTTACTACTTCACTAAACACTTTAGAATTAAGGTCACCGACACTGTTTACTACACCGCTGCTTCTATTAAATTGTAGATCATGATCATACCCTACTGTTGATGATATATTAGACGTTGATTCAATGCTTTCTATAAATCTATTTAGTGTGTTTTTAGAATCATGTCTAGTGTTATTAGTTAATCCCGCAGAAGTTAAGTCTAGAGTTTTAAACTCTGATCCTATAGCTCCTCCTTGAGCAAGCCTTAAAGTGCTTTCAATTTGAGATGCATCATATGTCTTTACATGAAAATGATCTGTACGTGCAGTAGATGGTCCTGTCTGATCAGGAACAGAATTATGAGCTGTTTGGGAATATGAATAAGGAGTTTCTTTATTCCAAGCGTCTTTAGTCATCATACTATCTAAATCTTCTAGTCTTAATAGGTCATCTCTCAAAGATGCATATAAAAAATACGGTGCACCTAAGGAAGAAGACATTCTATCTCTAAGCCATTCTGTAGCTTGTAGCGGATTCCAGTAAGGGATGTTCACTTTCATACGTTGTTGACTAGCTATTCCGGAATTAAACCTTACAGCTTTATTTAAATGTGAGTTTAACACACTAATAACTATCTGTTCTGGTATACCTGTATATGATTCACTTATCTTCATAATAGAGCTTAAATATGCATGCTCTTCTATAAGAGTAAGAGTGTGTAGCTCTGTTCTTTCATTAACAGATATATTAGAAGCAATACCTGTTATCATAAATGTCTTTATAATAGGTTCAGCATTTTCAGATGCAAGTATAGTAAACGTAACTCTTTCACTGCCTTTGATGCCTACTACATCTCTAAATCTCACATCATCAACTAAAGCGCAAGTACCAGTAAGATAAGATAACTCTACACTTTCAAATATATTAAGTTCTGCAATAGACTTTGATATATCAATAGGCTTATTATCTAAAGAAGGGTTTCTATCTGCTGTAAAGATAGCACTATCAATAATGTATTGACTCTGAGATGTTTTAGTTGTCATAATTACTCTTTCAGTAGTCTAAAGTACTCACTCACCACACTTGCTATCTTGGAAGGTTTAATTATAATTATGTCTTTAAGCTTATTATTAAAGTTAATATTATCTTCCATGATAGTAGTAGGTACTAATCCAGACGTTGTTTGATTGTACGGATTTATATCTACTATATCTCCTGATGAGTTTTTATAGTACAGTGTAGAATTGTATTGTACAGATTCACTAATAAGAGTAGCTGTATTTGCTGCTTGCTCTTCGGCAGTAGTACCTGCTGCTATCTGTTCTGTCTGTCCAAAGTTATTATTTAATCCAGCATCATTCTTATCAGAAGCAATAACAATCTGACCTAGATCTAAGTTGCGCTCAACTACTCTACCTGTGGTACCTGATGTTTTACCTATAACAAAGTCGCCTGGAAGAAAGTTAGAAGCAATATTACTTTGAGTTGTAACAGTTCTATGAGGATATCTTTTCTTAATAAGAGCTCTCATCTCTCTTTCAGATAAAGGCCAACCTGATTCTCTTAATCCGTCATTCATTATGAAAAAGGTCCAATGAAAGTCTGGAGTACCATACAGCGTTTGTGATACCATATCCGGCCTTTCACCGTCTTGAAGAGTATACTTTTCATAAAAAGCAACTTCATCTTTTAATTGATCAGCAATATCTACATATGCAGAAATATTAGGAAAGATAGTATCAGCTTCATTATTACCAAAGTTATACTCTACAAATGGAAATCTTTTAAAATACATTTTAATACCCATCCTCTAATTCTATTAAGGCTCTATGAAGTGTACCTGATTCAATAAACGCCATAGTAATATCTACTTCTGTAAAATCTCCACCTTCTAGAAATCCCATACCAGAAGCGTTATAAGTAGCTGAAAAACTTCTTATATATGAAGGAAGAATTTTAGTAGCAAGGCGTTGTTTTTTATTTTGATATTTTAAGTCTATTTGAAAAACGTCTGGAAACTTATACCCAGCATTAATATCACCCATCGTAATAACTTCTGGGTATAGATTCTTTCGAAAGAATTTAATTATATCTTTTATTGATTGAGTTTCCTTTTTAGATGTAGGGAGTAGTTTAAATGTAAATGTAAACTCTCTTAAAGGTACACTCTTAAATAGTGCTCTTGTGTTTGGATTAACTGACACTCTTGTAGCTGAACTAACAGCTCCTTTTATAGCATCACCTGGTAAAAACTTAGCAGCTCTATTAACTGCTAGCCTAGCTAGTTCAGGACTGTTAGCAGCTCTTCCTGTAATAGCATCAATGATTGATTGAGCACTTTCACCGACTCCAGACATTAAAGCAGGTAAAAGATTGGCTCCTTCAGCCATAGCTGCTGCACCTCCAGCTCCTAGTATACCTAGATCGACGTTAGAGTAAGCTGCACCATCTGTTATTTGTACGGCTTGTGGAAGATATAAAGTAGCACTGCCTTTAGGTCCTCCTTTAAATTGTTGTCCAGTAGCTCTTTGCATATCTGATGGTTGAGTTCCAGGAGGGCCATTATTCGCAGTATTTGTTGCAGCAGCTTTTCGTTTAGCTTCTGCTTGTCTTTGTGAGTTGGCTATAATATCATCAGGTCCTGATACAGTGGTATTAGCCGCTGCAGCCATATCAAACAAAAAGTCAACATCAAATGCTTCGACCTCCCTAGCAGTAAATTTAATCTTTGCTGCATATGGTGTGTTTGTCACATCTTCCGGAAACTTGTAATTATCATTCATGGTTAAATATCCAATAAATAGAGTTATCTTATGAAAGTATTTATATGGCTTATTCCGGAAAATATCTAGTTAAACATAGAAGCAAGTACAAAGGCGACGCAGATAAGGTGACTTATCGTTCAATGTGGGAGAGACATTGCTTTGTTTGGTGTGATAACAATCCAAATATACGTAATTGGTCATCAGAAGAGGTGGTTATTCCATACTTCTGGGATGTAGATAAACGTATGCATCGTTACTTTATGGACCTTAAGATAACATATAAGACAGGAAGAACAATACTTGTAGAAGTAAAACCTGATAAAGAGACAAGACCCCCTAAGAGACCAGACAAATCTAAACGTTATATCAACGAAGC